TATCCGGCCCCATATGCGCTTGTTGTAATCTTTCCAAGCGCATACGCTAAGAAAAAAGCAAAATGAGTTGCAGTAGCATAATCAACTTTCATGTCGATAGAAGACAAAGACCCCAAATCAAAAATCGTGTCAGGCTCCTCTTTGCCTGTGAGTTGTTTATCGTTCACCTCACGCCTGCGGTCCAGCTTTGCAAGATCGCCCTTATCCAACACTAATAGCGTATCAAGGGTCTGCGCTGTATTGAGTGCAGTTTCCTTGTTTAACAGTGAAACTGCGCATTGATTATAATCTGCTATAAAATTTCTCACGACAAAATCATTAGGCATTTTTCCTCCTCATTATGGAACAAAGGTTTTAAAATCAAATCCGTAAATACTAAATTCTTTTGTAATCGCCAGTGCTGTGATTCGTTCTGGCTTAAACGGAGCAATTAATTTTAGCCCCAGGTTAGCGCCCATTATTGTACTCTTAATAAATTCAATAATCCCATAAATACTTGTACGATTATCCATCCTGTCACGTAAACTTTTTGACAAAATAATTAATGAAAAATTAATTTCCTCTCCAAAAGTATTGTTCCCATTTTCAGTAAATGTAGAGCCTCTATATAGCAGGAAAACAGCAGGCAATTGAATCGACATTTGCGCTATTTTCCTAATCAGTGCTGATATTTCACCATGATATATCGCAATACTCTTAATTTGATTGCAAAAAGTAAGTTGAAGATGCGCAATGATTTTGTCTTCTATTTCTGCTAAATCAAAAACCATATCGTGATTTTCCTGTATTTATTGCTTCTGTAATAAAGAATGCAATGTCAGTATCTATAATTGCATCCTTTAAATATGGTCGTTCTCCATATTCTGAAGATGTTCCTGTTCCTTCGTGGATCACATCGGCATATTCTGCCGAGTCAAAAATAATCGCCTCTAACGAACCAGCCTCAAATGACAAGCCTTCACTTTCTTTTGTTTCATCAGGCAGAACCAAACCTAACAGCCATCTAAGATGTCCTGTCCGCACAGGCACAGGATACCCGCCTGCTTCAATATCCGAGCCTATAGCTCCAGCGCCTGTTAGATTTTTTGCCGCTTTTCCGTAAATGAGTTTTATGGCATTTGTCAGACCCTCCTGTATGAAGCCCTGAAAGCCTTCACCAAGCGCCTTAAATTGCTCGCCTACTCCTTGCTCTAATTCTAATTCGATTAGAAACAAGTTAGTTCTTCACCACTTAGTGCTGTTGTTGTTGCGAAATGTGATGATGTAATTGAGCCTGTTGCAAAGTCATCAGGCTCCTGAGAGATTGGTAATTCCAATTTCCCATCCGCAATCATTTTCAATGTTTTCAATATAGTTTCATAGTCATGGAAGCGTGATTTAGGCATTTCTTCAACCCTGCGTTGATAAAGAAAATAGATCGCCAACATAGCAGAAATCCGGCGTATTAGTGCAGGTACAGTTGTTAACGGTAGACTATATTTTTGCCCAAGATAGATGTCAATTTCACTGTCAGCCTCCTCAATAGCGTCCGCGGTTTTTGTCTCATCGATTGCGCCAATGTCGTTATCATCAGTTAACTCAATTAGAGCCTGATCCGGTATATGTTTTTTGAGTTCGGTTAAGTCAGAATACGCCATCACAGATCCTCTATAATATCAATTTCTAAGAAACCGCTGGTCGGAACAGACAGCGTTTTAACACCGCCTTTAATTAACGCAAAAAACGCTTTATACTTTCCTACAATGTCAGTTTCACCTGACGTAAATGTGTACTTTAAAAGACCATCTATGGCGGGTGTCGTAATCTCAGCCACATTATAATCAATAACCGCTGCAATAGCGCCGTTCTGCTTCATTTTGAACGTAGCAGAGTCGTAATCGCTTAAATCGATAGCGTTACCATTTTTGTCTATCGCTTGCACTATTAAAGATGGCAAAAACCCTTTTTTAATTTGGTAAGGCATTAGTTCACGATTGAGGCGGACACATAATCCACCTCTGCATTTATAATTAAAGGCTGTACAACTGAGGCAAGAACATTATTTACCTTTGCATTTATGAGTTGTTCCTGAATCACACCTGAGATTGCGCTGTGATATGACCGCTGTACTGCAGGAAATAACGCTAATAATAAAGACAAAGAAGCGGAAATTGTTAATATTTGTGTATATATTTCGTAGTCTGTTTTTTCTATTGTCAACACAAACGGATTCTTGTTTAAATATGAATTCTTGTTAAACGAATACCACTCAACAACCTGCGCTGCAATCGCACCATTGACATCTGTCTGTACAGAAAAAACGGTATTACCGTTCTTATCTTTCAACGTTACAGTAGCACCTGCAACCCCTGTATTGACATTCATCGTATGTCTGATACGGAATGTCCTGTTACAACTTGCTCCGCCTTGCCAAAATACGACAGGCAGATTATTTGTAGTATCTATAAACGTGCAATCCGTAAAAAGAATGTCATAAGCTGGATTGGCAGAATAATCCAGGGCATACAGATATACGAAATGAGACCCATTCTTAGAAAATTTACAATAAGTAAATTGGGGTATCCCACTCCACAAATTTAAATATCCATTAAGAAAGCTGGAGTTGATTGATTCACCTGTAAAATATGCAAAACCAACTACATACTGGTTGTATGTAAAATTTATAGGCACGGACGATATAGAGGAACTCGGCCTGACACTATAGGAAATGCAGTCCGACAGGGCAGCCCAAACAGAGAGAACAATCCCCATACCGCCTGGCGAGGCCAACGGATTACCAAACGCTGTGATATTGCCATCAAAAGTAACGCCATTGCAAACCATATACGATAAGTCTAACGTGCAGCTACCTGCGTAACCGCTAACAGAAATAGTCCCATAATTGAACGTCAGCGTAAATGTAGCGCTTACGTTCTTAAAAGTTCCTGCATACAGCAAAAAAGCTTGATTAGAAACAGTTAAAGAGCCAGTCCCCTGAAAAATAATACTACCCTTTAACTGAAACACTCCTGTCGTTCTACTTACATAATTGCTATAACCCTGGTTGAGCATTTCCTGATATAGACTATCTACAGTCCAAGATCCACTATCCACTGTAACCAGTACATTGCCAAAATTTTTAGCGAATATATACTGGTTGGAATACGCAAAAGTGTCATACAAAAAGGACTTACTCCTGATTTGATCGGCCAAGTAGGAATTGGTTGCCGTGCTAGCCACAGTTTGGCTAGTAGCCTGGCGCGTGGACACGTAATTGCCAGACACAGTACTTAGATAAACCTGATAAGCTGCTGCACCTGCTACAACATTCCAAGTCAGATTAGCCTTCTTATTCGTTGTTGTTGTTGTAAAACTGATCTCAACAGATGGATTAGAACGCCGTACAAAATCAGAAAAGTAACTCGTTGTATCTTGCGCAGTTACGCGTACATAGTACGTCGTATTAGCTGCAAGTGACCCTCCCGCTTGTACAGCCGCCTGTACGTTTGTCGGCATAGCAAGGGTAGAAATAGTAACGCCCATTATACTGATTCCATTTTGTCCAAGTAAGATTTGTAAGTCGCTATCGCCTTATCCAGTTCTTCTGTGTTAGCAAAATGCCTGTTCCAAAATATCAGCGTTTCTTCGTCAGCCATGGTTTTTTCTAAAACTTGATCGCGTAGTTCTTTTAATCTTTTTATTTCCTTTTTGAGTTGTCGCTTTTGTTCTTCCCATTCTTTCTCTGAAAGTTCAGAATCAATAGCTAAAATCTTCCCTTGCTCCCTGATATAACGCCGATATTCTTTAAAATTGTCCATTAACTTAAAGCACATCTGCGATGTTGCTTAGATTCACCAATAATACCGTTGTAAGAACCAGTCCAAACATGATCCGCACCCAACAGTAACTCATTCCGCTGTGGTTCATGCGCGTTAAGATCTTCCCATTCACCGCGCTGTGTCTTCAGTCCTGGCAAGCTAACATAGTAACTGGTGTTAGCCACCTTTGAGGTATTGATCACGCCGGCGATATTAAAGGCGATCTCATTATTGTTCGTGTTCGGATTTATAAAAGTTGATGCTAATGCTTTTAATATTCTACCACGCAGCTTGGGATGGCAAGTGATATAAAACATCGCGTCTTCATCGATCTGATACCCTGCTGCCTCCAAATCTGTATAAATTTGTGCGCAAGCATTGTTGATTGTCGTCACATCGTCTGTAGCAAAAGATTCATTGATCCCTGAGCTCAATGCTGCTAGCAAGCCATAGAAATATGTAGCCTTTTTTTTATACCAGCCTCGCTCTGTGTCGGCTGTTAATTCATCAATCTTGTAGTATTGATTGTATCTCAACCAGTCATCCAAAATTGGAAACCCCCCAGTAAACCGCAACGCAGGAACCACTGTCACGGCTGCACTCGGGATCTTGGTTAACGTAGCCTCCTGCCCAGGTGTGTGTTGGTAAAAAGTCACACCGCCAGATACATCCAAAACCTCAAATGTATTGTTGGTGCTTGCCCTTAAATCATTCTCCTTAAACAACAACTCATAACCACGATCAGGTGTTTTTGTCTGGTCAGACATAACCAGGACTATAGGTGCTTGCCCAGACAGATTAGGATCAATAACTCGCATCTTCTCACCTTCCACAGTATACATCTGTATCGGCGATGCTGCCTCTTGCTTCAAGTAATGTGAGAATGCTTCACAAATCTTGCCCTTGCGTTCAGCAGCAGGGATCTTCTCTATTTGTGACCAATCATAAATTTTCTTCTTTCTCATAACTGTCTCCTGAATTAATCTATTTAAGTCCTTAAATATTCTCGCGTAGAGTTGCCAGAACCGTTGTAACTGCTGACGCTGAATCCTCGATAGCCAAACCGATAGCCACATTACCTTGTGTCACTGCGATGGTGAATGAATCACCGACTGCAAAATCGGTAGAACCATCCGCTATGGTGAGATTGATCTGTGTACTTGTGTACGCTACGGCCACAGTCGCATTAGCAAGAAAAACGTTGTCAGGATCTTTCACTGAAAACGTTCCACTGTTACTATTCGCGACAGTAACAGTAAAAACATCACCGACGATAAAATCACCAGAACCATCAGCGATGGTAAACGTCACATGTGAGCCTGCAGAAAATTCAGAGCCCACTGTAGCGATGCCTAAGTAAATCCCATCTGGATCTCTGACAATGAAAGTTCCACTGTTAGACGCAGCCTTGACGCATTCGATAAGATACACGCCAGCCTTTGCACTTACACCAGTCGCAGGAGAAGCCGTAATCGTACCATTACCTGTGTTATGCGCTGCCGCTGCTCCAGTCCCTGTTGTAGCGACCCCTGGAGCCTTACTGGTACAGGTCAGCGTATATGTACCAGCCTTGGCCTTACTGCCGACCGTAATACTGCCCACAGTGCCATTCCCTGTGTTACTTCCTGCCACTGCTGCAGCGGCAGCCATCCCTGTTACCTTATCCGCGTACGTGTTTTCGGCGTCCCAGTACAGTTTATCGCCCGCTGTCACCACCAGAGACCCCTTTTTATCAAACTCAAACTTGCCCCTGTAAAAATAAACACCTTGCGCATTTGCGTCATATGCGCCCACAGCGATCAGTAATTGCCCATTCACGACAAGCACCTGTCCTGACGCCACAGCAGCGCTATGCGTGTAAACCAGAGTACGAATATGTTGTAAGCTGTCCCTGATTATTGCAATATCAGCCATTTTTAATCTCCTCCCTTAAAATACCTCAGTTTTTAGGAATTAACGGATTATCTGTACCACCATCCCGAGACTCAAAAGCAGCACCTTTGACCTGTCCCGAAGCTGGATAAGTCTTCTCTACACGCTCCTTCAGTAATTTTATTTCAAAACTCAGGAAATCGACAGTGTAACTCTCTGCCATTTTTCTAAGAGAGCCTTGTTCCTCTGGCGTGTTACCAACTTCTTTCAGTTTAGCCCGCAGAGACACATATTCATCTATCATGCCTTTTCTGTAGATCTTGCCATCTGCTGCAGACTTTTCCAAAGCAGCGATCAGTCGATCTTTCTCTGTCAGTTTTTGTTTAACAACATCTACTACTGTCTCGGCTGTCACTTCTTTACCTAATATTTCGCCAAATGCTTTTAGATCCATTTTTATATCCTTATCAAAATCATGTTGTTTTTGTGTCGTTGCACCCTGTTGAGCGCCGAGCCAGACCAATGAGCCTTCCAAAGCTTCACCTGGCGCTGAATATTCCCAATAACGAGGGACAACGTTTTGTACATTTAAGTCAGCAGCATTAAAACCGATTGACACAAAACGATAAATGCCAGCTTTAATGTTTGCGATTAATTCGTCATTATGGGCATTGTTTAATAAATAAGCATAAGCCCAAAGAGTTGTGGCTTTATTGATCGAAGACGGCAAGATGATAGCCTCGCCTGTTAATAAGCGAAATTGCTCAGCCGTCATAACTTCTGTGTAAGCTGAATAAAATATGCCCTTACCTGGAACGTCACGCTTATGCCCGAACAGAAATGACTTGCCAACGAAAGTGCTTGCGAAATCTTCTAAAAGTTCTTCCGAAAAACGTTCATTGTCCCTGTCAATACCATTGTGCGCCATCATGGTTTTGAAGACGAAAACCTGATCGGCCGTGACAGGCTCTATCGTGAAAGTATTAATTTGCTGTAAAAGTTCAGGAGTTACCGTGAGAACTTTTACATTTGTTTTTGCATCTTTCGTCCCCCTCACTCGTTTTCTCCTTTTCTTCGTCTGTATCTAAATCTTTTGTCGCTTCGACTTTACCAGAACGGAAAACAACAGTCTCTTTCGTTATGCGCCCCACTTTGTTTGACATAAGCCCTCCACACAAGCCTTGTAAAAATAAAAAGCCCTATCAGTATACGGCGAACCGACAGGGCATCATGTGCCTCAAAAAAAAGTTAAATTGGAAGTTTTAATGGAGGGGATCTGCTAGGCAGAGAAGACGGTAACTCTCTATCAAAAAAAAACTTTTTTAAATCGTTAAAGTTTGGAGGAATACTGCTGAAATCGTGGTTCATAGCGATTAGCGTAATCGTATTAAATGAACCACACCTGGTACATTTAATCTCTAAATGTATAATGACAGGTAGAGCCTTAAAAAGCAGCCTCCTGCAGTTCTCACATCTGAAATCGTGCAATCTTTTGTTCATTCCAGTAACCAATTGTGATTATAAAAAAAAATCAATAAAAATAAAAGTAAAATTGACTACAAATTTAATTCTCGCCAACGACGGTCAGGAATAGCCGTTTTTTGTAAAACCTTATTAGAGATCGCTATATACCCCATAGTCGTCTTGGGATCATTGTGCCCCATTAAGAATGAAATCTCCAAGACATCAACCTTTTCAACACTCCTGCCACAGTATGCACATTTATCACGCCCGACATCGTACAAGTCAGTAGCAAAAGTAGACCTCAATTTATGTACAAAAACATCGGCCTTCCTGAGACCGCAAACCTCAGCGTATTGCTTCAAAATAAAATTCAACCCGCCTGTGCTTAGAGGTTTCCGCTCATTGTCCCAAGAAATAGAGATAAATACGGTATCTTTCTTTGTAGCTCCCTGTGCAATCCTGGCCGCCATCCATTGCCTAAGTACCTTTGACGGCCGCTTCCGCAACGTAATAGCCCGACTCTTAGCGCCTTTAGAATCTAAAATCTTCAGTCGCAAATAACCGCCACTATCAGCAATATCCTCAAACTTCAAATTGCACACCTCAGACGCCCTCAGTCCAGCGCCATAGATAGTAGCCAACAGCGCCAAGTCACGCAACCCACGTTCAGTATTTCTGTCTGGCGCGCCAAAAAGCTTCTGTAGCTCCTCGGTCGTAAATTTTTGCGGCATCTTAGACCGAAAGCGAGGAGAAGGAATTTCCCTGGCAGGATTATTCGTTCTCACTCCAGCAAAAATTAAATAATCAAAAAAAGCCCTCAGCCCTGAGAGCTTATTCGCCCTTGTTGCGTTGTTCTTTATATCTTTGTCAAAAAACAGGTACTTAAGAAAATTTGCTACATCTTCCCTGCTTACCTCCAAAACATCCTTACCATTCAACCGTGCCCATTCTATAAAAGTCATCACACTATACCTATATTTCGTAATACTAGCCGCCCTTTTTCCCTTATGCACCACCTCAAACTCACACCAAGCCTCTATCAAACCATCAACCATAAAGCCCCCTTAGCATGTAGCCCAATTTATAAGTATCTATAGCACCCCACCCCACGACCACCAGCCCAAATCTTTAGTAGGGGGGAGGGTAGCCATAACGTCAAATTTTACATAATGCAAGTTCTAGGACACAAAAAGATGATTGTCAACAAGTTGTTAACAGGGTTATGAACAGAGTTATTAACAAGTTATCAACAAAAACGGAGTTTGGTCAGACAACGAACCCAACCAGACCAAGACAGGCAGAAGACAGGAACGCAGCAGAGAATGGAGGAGAGTAAAGAGAATGTAATTATACGGAACTGGTCAAAACAGTAGTATAGTATGAGAGTGTAAAGCATCGAACAAGGCAAGTGACAAGCTTGTCGTTAGCAAAGCATGTTGAGCTTTTGGATAGACGGAAAGCTCTATATCCGTAGTACAACATCCCTCTACAAGACAATAGGTTGCCATTCCAAAGGGGCTGTAATTTCTGCAAAGAAACCACCAGCGTAATAGAACCAGCCTGCGAAGGCAGGCTGCTCACCACCACTATCATCACATGCCCAGCGTCCCCTGACTATCTGGCCAGTCACAGTTCTGATGATAATTTCCCGACCATCCCTCGGTGCTCCATCCAACTTAAACCACGCCATTAATCCCTCCCCATCGACAATCACCCTTACGCCAAAAGACAGGCCTTTAATCGTAAGTTCTTAATAACTCCGCATAAAAGCCACTTACGTCCACAAAGCAATTAGAAAGTCTATTCGGCTTTGAAAAATACTCTGGAGGTAATTTTTCTTAATGCACTTATGCACCCAGCCACCTAAACACCTCCTAACCACCTGTTACATAAAGAAAAAAAATAAGTGCATGTCACAAATAAGGAAAAGGACATGCACTTAACATGCACCTAAATGCACCCAACATGCACTTAATATGCACTGACTTAACCCTTAGAATAATAATAATAATATAACAAATAGGTGCATAAGTGCATGTCTACAGCAATGCGCCTTGAAATGTTTCCCTGAAGCCAGATTATGTAAAATTCGGACATTGTTATTATCACGTGTTCCTTCTTTTCTTTGTAGCACCTGGTACTTATCGGTGCCTTGATAAATTGTAATGTTTACATTGTTCTGAAAGGAAATGCACCTGCGTTCTGAAAGGAAATGCACCTGCATCCATCAGTGTTTGTTAGCTCTCTTCTTCCGCCCCTCATGCCTTAATTTTGCATCGTGGCTATTGTGGCACTTCTGGCACAGCGCTGCCAAGTTGAGCAGGCTCGCCGCTTCTGGCCTGTGATTATACACATGAGCCGTGGTTAAAACCACACGGCTGCCAGTGACAGAGTGTGGCTTTCCGTTCTCAGCACCACACCACTCACAATGATTTTTAGCCCGATAGAAGCGTACAAAGCGGCTTCGTACTTTCCAATCTGCAGGGTATCTTAATTTGTTTTCTGGTTTAATTGGCATCTTTATTTCTCTGTGGCCGGCCATTCCTTTTCAGGCAGTGGTGTGTAATATGTATGGTAATACTGGTGTAGCTCATGCTTTGCTGTATGAACGATTTGGTCTATAGCATTAGTGAGCATAGCCATTAACTGGTCTTTATTCTGCTGTGCAGGGCGATACCCACAACTGAACAACCACTGACTTACTACGTCCTCTATCCCAATATATGTAGGTTTTTCAGCCATTTCTATACCCTTCTACCTAAGCAACGTCTTCCTAAACTTCCAGTATCTTTGCCCATTCAGAATCCTGAAATATGGCTTTGTCTTCTCCGAATTTAATAATTGCCAGCCTCCCTGTTTCAGAGTTGCCATATCATTTATCAGCCTTTTGCCAAATATATGAGGATTACTGTAAGGATTCTTTATCCCATAATTCCTGCAATACTTATCAAAAGCACTAACAAGCTCTCCTGACGTGGCAATAAAATCACACATGGTAATTGTATAAGGCTCTCCATTCTGATCCTCGTATACCCTAGGCACACTCCTGACTATTTCCAGATGATATTCCGCACTCTGATAACTAACCATTTTATCCGTATACCCTGCGATAAGCTCAGGTTGTAAATCTTTCATTGCCAGCAAATACTCTCTCATTAACCCATCTAACAGCTTCAATATAGTATTAGATGTTACCTCAGAGTCCTTAGCCTGTGCGTTCTGATACTCGATCCAAGCTTTCCTTATGTTCTTTTCTTCGATTTCATAGTTGAAATATTTCAATACCTTACTCAAAATAAGGAAAAGTAACGAAAAATACTCATCCGTCCTGTCCTTGGAATGCCCCTTGTATTCTGTCTTTAATATTGTTATGTATTGGCGCCGTTCGTTGAGATTTGGCAAAATCTCTGCCGAAATAAACTGTATCAACGTCGACAAGATAGTATTCCTGTGCGATATAATACCCCCAATCGCTTCCGTTTCCAAGAAATCAACTTTCCTATTCTTTTTGTTAAATTCTATATCCACGGTTCGATTTATTAACTCTGGCTTAGTGAACGGTTCTATCGCTGTCACCAAGACCAGCGCTTTCAACCGTTCTTCTACAGTGTCGCTGTCTGTTCCAGACTTCCGCTTCTCTTTTGCTCCCCCGGTTGCTGACAACAACAGGAAGTTTAGTAACGACCTGGTTATATCCTCACTCTCAAGATTGTCTAATATAATTAGAGGGTTCTGAGAACTGACAGCATAAGCAGCCGCTGTTGATGTTGTGCTCAGATGCTCATCACCATAGAACAAAAGCGAAATCAATTTTGCTGCTGTTGTTTTACCTGAGGCTGTGCCACCTGAGAATTTCACCAGAGCAGAATAGGGTGAGAAATCAATCATAAACATAGAAATCATCCAGCACAATACAAAGAATTGGTTCTCACGCTCACAGGTCAAGTTGCTGATTATTAAGGAATCTAACAACTCAAACGCTTGTTTTAAATCCGTGTCTTTATATGTAAATGACTGAATTTTGTTTGATGCTTTTAATAAGATATTAGCTGAATTGATACCATTTTTGATTTTAGTGACTACACTGGGCTCAATCTTTAATATGAAATTATCTTCAAGATTTAGACTTGTATAAATTACATTAGTCAGTTTATCCGTGTAAATCCATGCGTTTTGTTGTACCATAATTCCATGATTGTAACCGTCTGAAGCAAGAGCCTCCCACACCGAACGCCCAAATCCTGTTGTTGGCAATAATTCTGTCATCTTTTTCATTAAAGCGTTAAAGCTGCGATTTTGCCCAACTTCAAACAAATGATGATTATACAACAACGTGACTACTCCGCTTGAATCGTAAAAAAAACGACCAAACTGTTCAAAAAAACTGTAAATTATATTCGCGACATAAATAGCGTCAGCTTCTCTCTTATTTTGCAACATAGCGAAATAAGTATCTAACTCCTTTTTTAATTCCCTACTTAAATCCAACTCTTGTTTTATCGCTTTTGTCGATAAACCAAGAACGTGTAATTCAGAGATATAAATATCACGAATTACATCATCAGAACAGATCGCTATCTTATTAAATACTTTTTCGTCGCGAAGTATTTTGATCCTGTCATCTAAGTTTTCAAATTCCTTAGCGTTTTGAAGTTCCCACAGAACATAATCAATAGCTTCTGTGAGAACCTCCCTGCATATTTTAGATTGTTGATTAACAGCAAAAGATTTGAGGTAGGCGTCTGGATCTTTATATAATTTGGGATAGATTATAATTTTAACTGGGAATGGCAGCGTCTTACATATCTTCCTGGTCGTCTGTTTTCCTGCATCATCATTGTCCAACCAAAAACATAGCTTTTTCTTACAGTCTTGTAATGCGTCAAGTTGCACATCTGACGGTGTTCCGATAAACCCGATTACGTTATTAAAACCTGCATCAATTACACTTGCAACGTCATTTTCTCCCTCTACAATTATAAGTTCACTATAAGCGTTTAACGCATCCTGATTGTAGAATTTCCAGTCGCTTTTTCTATAATTCGCTGGTAATTGATACTTTAAAGTACCTTTGGGGTCTTTTATAGTGAAATGCAGAATGCTTTTGTTATAAAAATGAGGAAAAACGACTAAACCAGGTTTAAAAAAATCGTATAGCTTGGCTTCTTTGCGGACTAATCCCGACTCTATTACTTCCTGTTCGGTAAATCCCTGCGCTAACAGATATGATGCAAGCCTTCCATCTGTATAGCCTATTTTTAGTCGATTTATCGTATTATCAGTATGTTGACGTTTCTCTTTTATGTAAGAATATCCACCATTTAACGTAATATGTTGATGATAATATTCCGCTGTAACTGTAAAAACATCCTTCTTTTTTGAACTGCTTTTCTCTCTTTTCTCCTCCTGAACTGTTAGCTCAATACCTGCGTACTCCGCTGCCTGCTTTAATGCTTCAAACCTGGATACATTTGAAATTTTCTCAATACAGATGAAGACGTCCCCCTTACCTGTGTCGCACTGAAAGCACTTATAAAACTTCTCATGAACACTAAAACAGTCATGCCCCCCACAAAAAGGGCAAGTTTCCAAGATCACATAGTCCGCAAACCGTTTTTTTACCTGCGTTTGTGTAAACGTACAGATGAAATCCCGCAAATCAATCTTCTGCTTAATGATTTCAAAATCAGACATGACTGTTCATTCTCTTTAGCATTTTGTAAACCCACAATCGTGACACACTGCGCATCCGCCTTCGTGCTCCACCACGCCTCCGCACTCAGGACATGCCCCTATAATCATGTCAGGCTTGGATGCCTTGTCGTTACCGTTTGTGCCTTTTTTCGTGTGTCCTGTCGTGATTTTTTCAATAGCCAACGCCACAGCGTCAGCACAGGAAAGAATTTGTGAGCCCTGTACCCATGCAGGTGAATGGCATCTGATACCTTTCAACTGTGTGATTATTTCAGCCAGAGCCACATCGCTACGCAGTGCCAACGATATGAGCCTGCCGATGGCCTCAGATTGGCTTGCAGCGCATCCGCCAGCCTTGCCCATCTGCGTGAACACCTCAAAGATTGCGCCTGTGTCGTTCTGGTTGACTGTCACATACAATTTGCCACATCCTGTGTTCATACGACAGGTCGAACCGTTAATGATTTCAGGCCGTCTTTTCGGCGCATTTTTCATGATAGGCTGCGCATGCTCGTCCATCAGCGTATCGTCATGCTGAGGCGCTTCCTTCCCATTTTGGCCTATAGCCAATACCTGCTGTTCCCTTGAGCCGTCACGATACACTGTCACACCTTTGCAGCCACGCTCATACGCCTGCAGAAATACGGTTTCCACATCCTGTACGGTAGCCGTTGCAGGAAAATTAACCGTCTTGGAAACAGCATTATCCACATGGCGCTGGAATGCAGCCTGCATCGATACGTGTTCTGTAGGCTTAATATCATGGGCTGTTACAAAAATACGCTTAATATCTTCAGGGATTTCGTCAAAACTCTGTATGCTGCCCTTTTTGGCAATAGCCTCTATAAGCTCTGAAGACCAAAAACCACGTTCTTTAGCCGCCTTTTCAAAGGCGGGATTTACCTCAATCAACTTTCTACCATCCAACACATTACGGACAAAGGAGATGGCAAACAGTGGCTCGATTCCGCTTGAGCAGCCTGCAATGATTGACAAGGTTCCTGTGGGCGCTATGGTGGCGGTTGTTGCATTTCTCATTGGCAGAACATCATTGAAGATACTACCTGCGTAATTTATGAAATTCCCGCGCTGAACTGCCAGTTCGTTTGAGGCTGTCATCGCCTCCTTGCGAATATATCCCATAACTTGTTCTGCAAGTTCCAGCGCATCACCAGAATTAT